AAATAGCTGACTATTATAAAAAAACAGTAGATGAAATATTTTTTTAAATAAAAATTTCACTTTAAGTGAAAAAAGGAGGAATATGGAAGAAAAAAAGGAAATAAAAAAATATAACAATTAATCAAGGAGGTGGAAGATATAGGACTTTTTATAACTTTAATAATTATAACAAGTTTAGGTTATGTTTCAGAATGTAAAGAAAAAGCTAAAAGAAAATACATTATCAATTTTATTAGTTTGGGTGTTCTTCTTCTTTATGCTCTTTATCTTTATAAGTAATATTTATACATTCATCTAATATCTTTAAAGAAAAGAAATAAAATTTTGTGTATAGAACAGCTTCAAAGATACTAATAAAAATTGTATTAATGTTTACTGTATTTACATTAGATATTAATGAATAATATTTATTTGTTCCAGGAATAAGGTTGTTTAATTTAAAGTATTCTAAAATTTGTAATGCTGCATAAATAAGGAGTATTTTAAAAACTTCATTTACTCTATTATTTCTACATAAGAAATTAGGTATAAAGATTAATGCAGCAGTGAAAATATTAAAAATCTTATCTGGAATATATAAAGAAAAGTTCCAAACAATAATAGATGATAAAGCAAATAAAAGATTAAGTAAAAAAAGATTTTGTTTATTAAAAAAATTAGTAATTTTATGTAACATTTCTGGAATTATGCTAGATAAATATTCATTAATTACAAAAGAAAGAAAAATAAAAAAAGATAGTGAAATAATCAATAATATATAGCGATTATATGGTAAATAGGGCAAAGAAAAACAAAATAAGATAAGAAAAATCGGGAAATAGTATTCTTTAAAAAATTTAAACACAATAAACACCTCACAATAATTTTCTTAAATTATAACACAAATAGAGGATAAAAGAAAAAGGAGGTTAAAAATGGGAGTACACAGAAATGAATTTTTAAGATTGATAAAAATAATACCATTTCCTGCTACTGCAAAACTAAAAGATGTAGTAGCAATAATGGAAGCATATCAAAAAATGGAGGCTAATAATGAAAATCAATGAAGACGAAACTTTTGCAAGATCATCTTTTAAAGATGTAGTTAGATACAAAGTAAAATGGTTAATCAATTTAATCTGGAAGTTCTATAACAAATATGTAGATGTATATGATTTTGGAGATTTATTTTAAAAAGGAGGATTTCTCAATGGTAGTAGAAGTAGATGATCATTATAGGTATATAAAAAGCTCGTTTAGAAACCATAAAATTTGTACTCTTATAGACGAAGATACAAATGAATTCTTTGGTTGGGTTGAATTATTAGAAAGTGACAATGTTAAAGGTGTAATTCCTTCTATTGATACAGAAATCAAAGTAAATCTTAAGCTAAAATTCATAATATTTAAAATGAAGGATAAAAAATATTACAATTATCCATTCTATGAAAATAAGTGTCAAGACATAGTTACTCAATTATGTACAAGAGTTAATTAAAGGAGGGAAAATGGCAAATTACAAAATATCAGTAGATGAGGCTGTTGCTTTATCTGATGGAGAGTTAAATAAAGATGATGTTTACAGTTTAATTAGAGCTAATGAGGTTCCTGGCTGTATCTACAAAAAGAAAAATGAAGAAAATGAGAGAGGAGCTTACTTAATTATAAAAGCTCACTGGCTAAATTTCTTAGCTGGAAAAAGTTATAAAAAAGAAAAAACATCTGCTACTCCCGACCAAAGTTGTACAGATGTTTAAAACAAAATAGGATAGATATACTCTATCTATCCTTGATTCTACTACAAATAATAAAAAATATCAAGGAGGAATTTATGTTTAGTTTACCAAAGAAAAAAGAAATAAAAGTAAGTGGAAGAACTACAGAAGTTATAAGAGTTAGAAATTCTACTCTTGAATATGTAGATGAAATGGTTGAAGAAAGTGGCTTATCAAGACAAGAAATTATAGATAGAGCAGTTAGATATGCTTACAATGATTTAGAATGGGAGGAAGAATAATGAAATTATATGAAATAACAAGTGAAATGAGAGCTTTAGATGAATTGTTTTTAAGCTGCATAGATGAAGAAACTGGAGAAGTTAAAGATGATGGTGTGATTGATATTTTAGAACAAGAATTAAAATTACAATTGCAAACAAAAGGAGCAGGAATAATCAAATCTTTTAAAAACTCTGAGGCAATGTTAAATGGAGTTGATGAAGAAATAAAAAGACTTCAAGCTTTAAAAAAATCTATTTCTAATCAAATAAATAGTAGAAAAGAATACATAGTTAGAAATATGGAAATGATGGGAATTACTAAAATAGAAACAGAACTTGGAAACCTAAGTTTAAGAAAATCAAAATCAGTGAATATCTATGATGAAAGCTTAATAGATAAAAAGTTTATTGAGATAGAAACAAAAGAAAAAATCTCAAAAACTGAAATTAAGAAAGCTATTGAAGCTGGAGAAAATGTTCAAGGTGCAAATATAGTAGAAAAGAATAGTTTAAATATAAAGTAAGGAGGATAAATGAATAAGATAATTTTTATAGATACAGAAACAGGTGGAGTTAATCCAGAAAAAGCTGCACTAATACAACTCTCAGGAATAATAAGAATTGATAAAAAAGATGTAGAAAAATTTAATTTTTACATAAAACCTTTTGAAAATTCAGAAGTAACTGAAAAAGCTTTGGAAGTTCAAGGAAGAACATTAGAGGAACTAAAAACAGATAAATATGTAGAAGAAAAAGAAGTTTATAAACAATTTATAAATCTTCTTGATAAGTATATAGATAAATATGATAAAACAGACAAATTTATTGTTGCTGGATACAACGTAAGGTTTGATGTTGACATATTGAAAGCATTTTTTCAAAGACATGGAAATAATTTCTTATTTAGCTATTTAGATTCTTCTATGTTAGATCCCTTGTACTCAATTAGATTATTACAAATAGCTGAAGTATTACCAGTTCTAGAAAATAATAAACTTGAAACTTGGTGTAAACATTTTGGAATTGAGTTAAAAGCTCACGATAGTTTAGAAGATATAGTAGCAACAAAGAAACTTATAGGAAAATTAATTTCATTAATTAGGAAGTGATAAATATGGCAAATATGATAATGATTCTTGGAGAAAGTGGAACAGGAAAGTCTACAAGCATTGAGAATTTAAATGAAAAAGAAACATTTATTATTCAAGCTGTTGATAAACCTTTACCATTTAAAGGGTATAAAAAGAAATACCCTTTAAGAAGTAAAGAAATTCCAACAGGAAATAGGTTTATAAGTGATAGACCTGAGGTAATTATAAAAATTCTTAGCACTTTAAATAAAGAGAATGAAATCAAAAATATTATTATAGATGATTCTCAATACATAATGGCTAATGAATTTATGAGAAGAGCCAAAGAAAAAGGTTATGAAAAGTTTACTGAGATAGGGCAAAACTTCTATAACTTAGTAGATAAAGCTAATGCTATGAGAGAAGATATAAATATAATCTTTTTACAACATATAGAAGTTACAGATGATGGAAGAAAAAAAGCAAAAACTATTGGTAAATTAATTGATGATAAAGTTGGATTAGAAGGCAGATTTACAATAGTTTTAGCAACAGAAATTGAAGATGGAGTTTATTATTTTAGAACTCAAAATAATGGAAACGATACTTGTAAAAGTCCTAAAGGAATGTTTGATGAATTAAGAATTCCTAATGACTTAAACTATGTAATACAAAAATCAAATGAATATTTTAATTAATAACAGGAGGAAATAAATATGATGAATTTATGGACAGAAAACGAAGAAGATTTAAGAGAAGAAACTAAAGAAGGTAGTAAAACAGTAAATAAGAGTGGAGTTTATAACTGCACTATTGAGGAAGCTTTAATAATAAGTGGAAAGAATGGATCTCAATCTCAAGGGCTTAAGTTAGTTTTAAAAACTGATGAAGAACAATATTTTTATCCAGTTGAATTTTTTAGAAAAGCTGATGGAACTGAAAATGAATATGCTAGAAAAAAATTAAATAAATTAACTTACTTATGTAAATTAAAGAACAAAGACTTAGTTCCAATAGAAAGTCCAAACAAAGTTTTTATCCCTGCACTTGCAGATAAAAAAATTGGTGTAATAGTAGAAGTTAGTTTAAATGGAGATTTTTTAAGATATAACATCATTGGATATTATGATATTCAAAGTAAAAAAACAGCTGATGAAATTCAAAACAAAAAGAATCCTGAAATTTATGAAAGATTTAGAAAGAAATTTGAAAGTGCAGCTCCTATTGAGAAACCAAGCAATAATCATACTGAAGAAAACACAGAAGAAAAGAATGAGGAATTACCTGAAGAATTCCCGTTTTAATGGAGGGGAATCAAAATGAAAATAAAGCATTATGGAGATGAGGCAAGACTGGATTACTGTCCAGTCTGCCAAAAAGTTAAAAAAGATAATCCTTGTTTTTCTGTAAATGTAAATAGTGGAAAATATATGTGCCATTCTACAGGGAAAAGCGGACATATAAGTGAATTCCCAGAACTACAAAAAGAATTAAATATTTCAGAAATTGAAGAAAAAACAGAAGAAAAACCTATTTTAGATTTCTCTTCATTAATACTTAATTCAAAAAAATTAAATAAGAAATGGCTTGACTATCTAAAAAGCAGAGGTATAGAAAACGAAAATAATATCAATAGACTTTATAGAATAGGTACTCATGAAAGTATGATGATACCTGTTACTAATGGAGAGACAGTGGTTGGTATTAAATACAGAAGTTTAGATAAAAAGCTATGGAGTGAGAAAGGTAGTTGCTTAGACTATCTTTTAAATTGGCAAAATATAACAGATTTTGAATATTTAGTAATTGTGGAAGGTGAAATAGATTTACTTAGTGCTTTAGAAGCTGGAGTAGAAAACACTGTTTCATTGCCCTCTGGAGCTACAAATATTAAATGTATCAAAATGCAAAAAAATTGGCTTAGTAAATTTCAAAAAATCATCATTGCAACAGATGATGATGAAGCTGGAGTAGAAGCAAGAAAAAGAATTGTTCATGAATTAAGAGATTTATTAATTCCACTTTATAAGACTTATTTCTACAAGAAAAAAGATGTTAATGAAGTTCTAGTGAAACATGGAAAAGAGAAAGTATATAAATATCTGTTAGAATCATGTACTCAAATAAAAACTGGATTTAGAAATTTTAAAATTGATGATGGTGGATATAACTATTATGGCGGAGAAGAAACTGTTAGAGTTAGTAATTTCTTAGTTGAGGTAGAAGCTTTTTCTGAAAATTTTTTAATAGGTAAAGCTATAAATAATGGAAGAGAGAGAAAATTCAAAGCTAGAATATCTGATCTTTTATCTATAAAAGGGATAGCTGAAGCTATGGGAGTGTATTTAGCTAGTCCTTCAACAATTCCAAAGTTTATTGATTGGTTAAAGGAAGAAAATCAGGAAAAGTATATTGAAGAAATAGAATACTATGGAATAAGAAACGATAAATACTATGATGAAGATTCAGATGTTGTTTGTGATAAGAGAGATTTAAAAATTACAAAAATTTCTGAAATAGAAGCACTAACAACTGAAGAGAAAGAATGGCTAGAAAAGAATTTAGTTCATATGAGAAGTGATGTAAATCAATCTTTGTTAGGAATCTGCTGGGCTTTAGGTAGATTCCATACTCAAGGAACTTATCCTATTCTAGAAGTTTCTGGAACAACAAGTATTGGGAAAACAGAATATGTTGAATTTATTTCAAGAATTTTATTTGGTGGAAGAGAAAATATAAAAAGTTTATCAACTTTATCTAATCACCAAATAAGAAGCTTTAGTAGTTGCTCAAATATAACACCCTGGGCTATAGATGAAGTTAAAATAACTGGTAAATTTCAACTTGAAAAAATGAATGATTTATACTCAACTATTAGATCTGTTTATGATAACAAGATTATAAATCAAGGAAATACAACTAATAAATTAGCTGAGTTCCATCTGTGTACTCCACTTATTATCTCAGGAGAAACAAAATTAAGTGATGTGAGTATTCAAAACAGAATGATAAGTACAAGTCTTACCAAAAAGAACAAAGGTGATTTTGAAATTTATAAGAAACTTAAAAATACTGATATTTTAGAAAAACTTGGTAAAACTGCTTTAATGGATAGGCTTGAAAATGGAGTTATAGCTACTGACAGTACGATTTTAGACAAAGTAAAAGATGAAAGACAACTATATAACCTAAACTGTTTGCTAAAAGGTTTAAAAGCCCTCTCAAGAGTTTTAAAGATAGATATGAAAATTATAAGTAATTTTGTAAGTTTTTTAAATACAGATTTTTCAAAAGAGTATACAACTACTGATAATTTTATTGAACTCTTAAAATTAGTTGAAGATGCAGGGATAGAAAATTTAGAAAGTTTTTATGTATCAACTCCTAACGAACATTGGGCTAGATTTCAACTTCTTTATACAGCTATTGATGAGCAGAAAAGAAAAACTAATTCAACTCTTGAATTGTTAGATATGAATACTTTAAGAAAGCAGCTAATAGAAGAAGAATTCATTATTTCAACCAACGAGCAAAAGAAAATAAAAATAGATCCTTTTAGCCAAGAAACTAAAAATTGTAAAATTGTTAGGTTTAAAATAGTTAAGTAAAGTGTGAAAAAATGGGAATAGTAACCTTAGTAACCACGAGTAACCTTGCAGGTAACCACTTCAAATATAGAAGAAATGGGAATAGTAACCCGGTAACCAAAAAAAATGAAAAATAGAGACATATATTTATATATATATAGTTAAAAATTAATATATACCCCTCTTACGCGAGGAAAAGTAAAAAAGTAGGGCTACCGGGTTACTTTGTAGGTAAAATCTAGCTTTGTTAAGGCTACCTTAAAAGTTACTTTTTTAAAAACAAGTTACTCTTTTGATAAAATGGATATTTAAAACGGTTACCTGTTTATACTAAAAAAATAAACAATTATATTAAATAAAAATACAAGTATTGGTATTAAAAGAAAAAAATAAATTATACTAAATAGGTATATTAAAATAAAAAGGAGTGAAAATGCAAATAATAGAGTTCTGGTATATGTGTTTATCTGCAAATTCTTCTCAAGAATTACTAAATTTAGTAAAAAAACATAAATGGCATTTTGAACACTTAAAACCACAAGCACAGGAGTATTTAAGGAATTTATATAAGATTTATAGAAAAAAATGAAGAAGCTTTATATAAATAAAAATGGAGTAAAAATATGGGAAAAAAAATAGATGTCAATGAAATAGTAGATAAAAGATTTAAAAATAAAAACGATGAAGAATTTTATGTTATTAAGTATCTGTTTAAAGAAAAAACTAATTACTGCTATGATATTGAGTTTATTGAAACTAAGAATATTCAGATGGCTACTCTCAATCAAATTAGAAAAGGAACCTGTATCGATATAGTTCAAAGAAAGAAAATGAAGAGAATTCAAACTGAACTAAAATTAAAAGAGAGAAATAGATTAGTGAAGCAACCTAAAAATCAAGTTTCTATCCCTTCTAATATCAAAAATATAAATGTTTTGAGTATCGATTTAGCTACTAGATCAGTTGGTATTGCTTATTCTTGTAAAGGCAAAATTGTAAGATGGAAAACTATAAAAGCTGATTTAGAAGATTTTAGAGAAAGAGGATATCTGATTATTAATGAAATAGTAAAAGTATTGGAAACTTCAAAAAAAATAAAAGGTGCAGCAATAGATTTAGTTATTGTTGAGGACACATATTTAGGTTTGAATTCTAGTATATTATCTATTTTATCTGAGATAAGAGGAATGCTTACATATAATCTAAAAAAATTAAATATAGGTTTATTATTGATCCCAGCAGTGTTTTGGAAAAATAAATTTGATAATTTACCACTTGAGAGAAAAGAGCAAAAAGAATTTATGATGAATAAATTCAATGAATTCACAGGAAAAGTAGCAGATAGTGATGATGTTGCAGATGCTTATATGATGTTAAAAGCTTGTTTAGGAGGATAATAAATGAGTTTAGGAAAAAGAGTAAAAGAATATAGAGTAAATAATAATATGGATCAAAAGGAATTTGCTAAAAAATTAGAAGTCACACAACCTTATTTGTCACATTTAGAATGTGGAAAAGTTGAAGCTAGTGAAAGACTTAAAAATAGAATATTAAAAATTATTGAAAACGGGACTCAAGAAACTACTGAAACTGTTGAAACAGATAATGTTAAATCTCCAAAGCATTATATGCTTGGTGATTTAGGGATTGAAGTAAAAGATGTCATTTTTGAAGTTGTAAAAGACATGAAAGGTTCTGAAGCTGTTTGTGTTGGAAACATTTTAAAATATGTAATGAGAGCTAGAAAGAAAAATGGAATTGAAGATTATAAGAAAGCTTATGAATATCTTGGATATTTGTTGGAGGAGTTATGCAAAAAATAAGAGTTACTCACAAAGACGGAGATATGCAAGGAATTACATTGATGTACTTAATTAACAAGTACTTGAAAATTAATAGAGAACTTTGGGATAAAGAAGACATGATTCTTAATAGATATTATAAAGCTATACTAACTAGGACTATAAAATCATCAGATAAGATTATAGATAAATTTAAGAATCAGATTAATTATAAAGTTGAAAAAGATGTTATTAAAATTTTAGATGAAGTATTTGCTGAATGTGAGCACAAAGAAACTGGAGATGATCTTGAATTACTTAGAACAATGTTTCTAGTAATAATGATGTTTGGAACTGTTAATTCACATAAAAGAAATATGATAGGAGTAGTTCTGAAATCTATGATAACTGATGTAGTTAAGGTTTTTGAAGATTTTAAAACTATGTGGCTTAGAGAAATTGATGATAGTGCTGTGAGATTGGAGGAAGCTGGTGCATGCTGATGATAAAGAATTGTTTAATGCTTTAGTTTTAGCTATTATTTCGAGGAGGGATCCAATGAGAAAATTTAAAGGGATATATTTTTATATCAATAATTCCAGAGTTGAGAAAACACAAGACTATGGAAATGATTTAGATAATGAAAGATATGATTTAGGGAATTATTTTTTATTTTCTGATGAAGCTAAGCAAGTTTTAGAATCTAAGGAGTATAAAGATTTTTGAAGCAAAGTTAGAGATGGAAAAACAAAGAATAGAAGTTGGAATTATGAGAATAGACAAAATCTTAATCTTAAATGAATGGGAGTAAAATAATGACTAATATTTACAAAAAGAGAGATAAACTTTTGAAGTATATTGATGAAAATAAAAGTGATTATTTAAAATATATAGAGTTATTAAAAAAAATAAAAAAAGATTTAGCTGAGTTAGATATATTAAGTTCTTTTAATCATAATTTAAAAGATAAAAGTAGAAATGAAATTAGAAGATTAATAGATAAGATGATAAATGATTTAGTTGAAGTAAAAAGTAAGATAAAAGAATATGAAGTTATAGAATTGGAAAAATAGGGTAGGAGTAAATAAAAATGGAGAAATTAGGATACAGTAGAGCGACACAAAAATTAATATATTGGCTTTTAGATGATTTTGCTAATTTTTGGCAAGGTAATGAGGCAGGATCAAGACCATCATTTATAGAATTAGCTTACACAAAAGAAGTAATGAAAGCTAAATTTGTAAAAATCTACAATGGTTTTGATACTGTTAAAAATGCTCAAGCATTCCTAATTTCTTCTTTAATGAATAAGGATAATCTAACAGTAGATGAATTGACTAACAATGTCATAAGAGCATTACAGAGCCTAGCAATTCAAAATGGAGGCTTTAGCTTATCATTGAATGCCTTAACTCAAAAACAAGCCAATGATTTTGTTAAGTGGCTATTTGAAATGGCTATCTATTGGGAGATACCACTAAGAATGGAAATAAGAGATTTATTTGCTCAGGATTATCATGACACTTTTATATATACAACTTTAAAAAAGAAAATATGTTGTATATGTGGAAAGCCTGGAGAGCTACAACACTTCGACAGAGTTGGAAGCTCAGGCTATAAATCAGATACAGGACTTAATTATCGTGTAATGTGCTTGTGTAGAGAGCACCACGATGAAGCTGATAACTGCATATCAAGAATTGATTTTGTTAAGAAATATCATTTGAATGGGATATACTTAACAGCTAAACAAGTTAAGGAATTAAAGGGAGTGTATAAAGGACACTTTCAAGCATTTAAGGAGGATTAAATGAAGTTTATTAAATTTGAATTTGGAGATGGAAGCTATGAATTAATTAAATTAAAAAGTATCGAAGGAGTGCAAATAAGAGAAAAAACAATCACAATATTAGTAACAAGTGGTAAAGACTATTATTATACAAAAGGCTCTGAAATGCGAAATTATATAAAAAATTTTGATGAAGTTAAAGAACTTCTATTAAAAATATCTGAAAATTAAAAGCTAGATTATATGACTATTTCTATTTTAGAAACTATCGTACCTGTACTTAGGTACGATGACGATGCTACGCTTTTTTTGCGTAGAGTCCTGCACAACTATCTAGGTAAGGAACTTGCTTTAGAAATTCTGAAAACTAAGGATGATTCTAGAGTTTGTTACTTGGATAGAAAAAACATGATTATTTACTGAAAATCACACTTTTAAAAACGAAAGGAAACAAAATATGATTTATATCATCTTTTAAATAAGGATTTATTATTTTATTTTTGCGTCCAATTTTGAGAAAGGTTTAGTAACTTTATAGTATAGAAAAGATATATGATGATACCTGCCAATGGTGAATTTTATATTTTTATTAACAAAAAATAGTGCCAATTCAAAAAATAGTATTAAATTGCACCCCGATTGAATAAATCAACTCATCTCAAAATAGTTTATAAATTAAAAAATAACATTTAAATAATTATACACAATGGATTTACAAACAGCAAAAAAGAAAGCTACGAGAGTCCTCATAGCTGGTATAATTTCCAACTTCTCGGTTGGGATATTATACTCTTGGAGTAACTTGAAGGATGCTTTGGAGTACACCAACTTACAAGGTATTCAAGACAAAAACGTTGAGGCTGCAGAAAGAATGTATTCTTCATGGTCGCAGTCAGATTTAGCTTTGCCTTATGGTATTGGCGGATTCTTTTCTGCTTTTATCGTAGTAGCAGCAGGTGCTTGGCAGGATAAGGTTGGTCCTACTAAGGTTATCTTAATTGGAGTATTGATGACAGGTTTAGGGACTATCCTTTGTAGTTTCTTCACTCAATCTCCTATAGTATTTATCACTATCTTCTCTTTAATCGTTGGTAATGGTATTGGTTTCGTGTATGCATGTCCTCGTGCGGCTGCGATGAAGTGGTTCCACCCATCTAAAAAAGGGATGATCAACGGTCTTGTAGTAGCAGGATTCGGTCTTGGAGCTCTTTGGTTAGGACCACTTGAAACATTGTTCTTAAAAGGACAAGCTTTCGTTTGGACTTTTGATTCATTCCCTCGTTTATCATTAGAAAATACTTTGAGAGTATTAGGATGTGCTATCCTTGCTATGGGTGTTCCAGCTGCATTAAATGTAGTGAACCCACCTGAAGGATATCAAGTGCCTGAAGTAGAAGTTGATGCAAACAAACCAGTAAAAGAAAATGCTAAAAAAACAGCTTCTATCGGAACTGCTGCTATGTCTAAAACTTGGCAAGCTTGGGCATTGTTCTCTATCTATGCTCTATATTGTTCTGCTGGTGCGATGGTTATCTCTAACTCTTCTGACATCATGAGAGTACAGTCTGGTTTGACATCTGGTGTAGAATCAGGATTGATTACTCCTGAAAACTTTGAACTTGCAACATCTCTACTTGGGGTAATGGTTCCTGTAACTTCTATCTCTAATGCTTCAGGTCGTGCGTTAGGAGGTATGATTTCTGACATCATTGGTAGAAAGAATGTATACTATGTAATCCACACTATCCAAGCGATTAACATGTTCTTCTTCCATACATATACTTCTCCAGTAGCTATCGTATTAGGGGTAATCCTTACTTGCGTGGTTTACGGTTCTGTAATGAGCACAACACCATCTCTTGTAGCTGACTACTTCGGTCTTAAAGCTTATGGTGCTAACTATGGTGTAGTTTATACAGGTTGGGGAGCATCTCTAATCATTGGTCCACAAATCGCGGCTTACTCTAAAAAGTTAGCTCTAGCAGCTGGTAACCCTCAAGAATCTTATTTCTTCGCTTACCATGCAGCTATCGTATTGATCGCAATTTCATTCGTTCTTGCATTCTTGGTTAAAAAACCTAAATTCAGACAAGAAGATGTTATTGATGATTACATCTTAGGACCAGATGAACTTAAAAACTAATTAAGTTTAATCATAAATAAAAAGACTCCCAATAGGGAGTCTTTTTATTTTGAGAATATTCTAAAATCATATCAAAAATAAATCCGAAGCGATTCCATCCGCAAAGAACCAATGCTTCTCAGGGATTTTGAGATGATTATTTTCTATGAGGAGAATTCCCTGCTCTATTTTAGGCTGAATATCAGCATTGAATTGTTGGATAATTTCATCCGAAAAGTCGTTTTTTATTTTTGCCAAATTTACTCCCCAGCTCGTACGAAGTCCTATCATCAGCATTTCATTATATCTATCTTTTTCGGATAATATTTCTTTTTCTATTGGTAGTTTGCCTTGCAAAAGATCTTTGATGTATAACGAGTTGTTAGCAATGTTCCATGCTCGGATCTGCCCTCCATCGTAAGAATGTGCAGAAGGCCCAATTCCTAAATACGGTTTGTATTTCCAATAAGAAGTATTGTGTTTAGAATAAAAATCTGGCTTCCCGAAATTTGATATTTCATAATGGTCAAAGCCATTATCTTTCAAAAAATCTACCATGTAGTAGAATTCCTCGTTTTGTGTATTTTCTTTCGGAGGGCTTATTTTTCCTTTGGTTATCCAGTTTTCAAGAGCAGTTCTCGGCTCTATGGTCAGCGCATAAGAAGAAATATGCGGAACTTCCAGCGCTATGGCTTTATCCAAATTCTGTTTCCAAATCTCAAAATTAGATGTAGGCGCTCCGTAAATTAAATCTATACTAATGTTCTGAATACCTGCATCTTGTGCCCTTTTCACCGAAGATTCTGCTTGTGAGGAACTGTGCGCACGATTCATCAGCCTCAAATCTTCATCATGGAAACTCTGTATTCCTATGGAAAGTCGGTTAATCCCAATTTCTGCAACTCCCTTCAAAAATTTTTGGTCTAAATCATCTGGATTTGCCTCCAAGGTAATTTCTATATCCCTAGAAAAATCAAAATATTTCAGGATTTCATCCATCAGCATTTTAATTTCATCCACTTCCAAAATAGACGGCGTTCCTCCTCCGAAATATAGGGTTTCTAAAGTCTTGTTTTTCAGCTCATTATTTCTTAATGATAATTCGTTTTTAATGGCGAAAAGCATCTCATTTTTCAATTTCAAAGAAGTAGAAAAATGAAAATTACAATAGCTGCACTTCTGTTTACAAAAAGGAATATGAATATAAAGCATAAA